AAGAAAGAAAGTGTTTGAATGTAAAACATTTTCACAAGCAACTATAGTTTGTCAAGAAGTGTAACACTTCTGTTACAACTAACACATAAAAAACAGGTATTTTTACCTGTTTTTTTTATGTTTTGATATCCTAATGTAAAGTTTCTTGACAAAACTTTATATTTACTATATAATTATGTTACAGTTCTTTACAAAGCACAATGACAGTTACTACTGAATCAGGTGGAAGACAAAACGCTTTCCCTAATGAAACACGTCCTTACATAGATGAATCAGCATCTTATGATGGATATCCACAGAATGCAGAAAAGGTTAATGGTCGTTGGGCTATGATCGGTTTCGTTGCACTCCTTGGTGCTTATGCAACCACAGGACAAATCATTCCGGGTGTATTTTAATGAATACTAATACTATCGGACATGAACCTTCCACACCTAAACAAGGTCAAAGATATTGGAAGGAAGCAGAGCAGATCAATGGTCGTCTTGCGATGGCAGGATTCTTTGCACTCGTAGTTAACTACGGTCTTACAGGTTGGATTATTCCAGGCCTATTCTAAGGAGACTTAGATGAAATTTCAATCACAATTCACAATTCAAAAAGAGGACAAACTCATGACTCCAGAAGCAGAAAGATTTAACGGTTGGGCAGCAATGCTTGGTTTCGTAGCAGCAGTCGGTGCATACGCAACAACAGGACAAGTAATCCCCGGTATTTTCTAATGACAAATAAAACAGAAACAAGAACAATTGAAAAGGAAAAGTTTTTTGCAGAGAAACTTAATGGTAGATTCGCAATGCTTGGCATCATCGCAGGTTTAGGTGCTTACCTAACAACAGGTCAAATCATTCCGGGTTTCGTATAATGGTTAAGCGTCATCCAGTACCATTTAAAGTTGTTCCATACATCTTTATGATAGCAGTAATTGCAAGCACAACTACTAACGTATTCGTATGATTGCTGAAGCATCAAACATCTCACCCTTCACTGCAATACTCTGGTGTTTTTATCCAGTAGCATTCCTTGTGGGGTTAGAGTTGTTTTTAAGAGCATCAGATGATGACGATGATGATGAAGGCGGTGGAGTAATGACACCAGTATACCAAGGAGCATAATGATCTATCAGATTACTTTTGCATGTGCAGTAGCATTTACTGCAGTTAACGGACTACCGTTCGTATTTACATAAAACTTAATAGCTGAGGAGCACAAGCTTAAATGACCAAAAAATTTTTAAATATACCACCTGCATGGATGGGACTTGCAGAGTTCGGATTCTTTGTTATAATAGGAACGATAGCAGGATCAGCAGGATTAATCTAATGGATTGGAATCATTCTTATTGGAGATATGCCGAACTCGTCAATGGACGTTTAGCAATGATCGGTGTGGTAATACTTTTTTTCAAATCCCTTAATTAACTATAAAAATGGATCAAATCGATTACTCAGAAGATCAATTAAATCTTCGTCAAAAAGCATTATTAGTTCTCTTCAAACACTTTGGTAAGGGAGATTATTCTAATACATCAATCTATGAATGTGCTGATGACTGGGTTAAAAGGCAGTATACTACATCAGGACTTGTCAAATATTATGAAGCATACTATACTACAAGTGTTAAATAGTATTTAAAGCAATGCAAAAAATAGTAAATGGAATCGCTATTGCAAGTGGTGTTGTCTCTCTCACCGTTATTGGTCTTGCTGGTTACGTATTCATACGCAAGGATGCGATTATCGAAAACGTTAAAAGCAAAGTAATGGAAGCAGTGATGCCATCTATAGGTGGTGGAATTGGTGATGCATTACCAGACTTTACAGGCGGTGCTACACCATTACAAGCACCAACTGATAGACAAGCAGATCAAGCACCAACTGGTATTGATTTACCTACAGCACCTTTCTAAAGTTAAATTGAGATTAAATGTCTATATATAGAGTAGATATATATTGATTTCATGACAGAAGAAGTAAAAAAGGAAGAGGTTAAAAAGAAAGGCCCTTTTGCTAAATTAAAAGAGTTCTCACATGATAAGGAAGAACAGATGGAAATCTTTTCTACTTTTGTGAGACTAGGTATTTTAATTTGGTCAGGCGGAATATTAACTTTGAACTACGTGGCTATACCAAACTTCCCACAAAAAAATATTGATCCGACATTTATCGCTTCAGTATTTACAGGAGTCTTGGCTAGCTTCGGTATCCAGACAGCAAAGAATAAAAATGCTGCTAATGGTGGTGGCGGTGGTGCAAACATATCAAAGAAAGATATGGAAATGTTAATCGCTAAAGCATCAGAAACTGCACCTGCACAAGTGGTTCGTATTGAATCAGCACCTGTTAAAATAATCCCTGACGGAAAATGAACAAGTGGATAGCAATTAGTTTAGGATCAGTCTTAGGCATAACTCATATAGGTATGATAGGTTTGATTGCTACTAATAAAAATACTAAATTACCATCATTAGATATACCTGTAGGTGACTACACATCGTATGTTGTGCAAGCAAATAAAGATGGATATAAAATAAGTTATTCAGCAAACGATCCAAAGACAGCATTTATAACGAAAGACATTAAAGAGAAGGGTGGTTTCTTAGGTCTAGCAAATGAAACAACTAAGATTACTGAGGAGTACTTCATGGATGGTAAGACCAACCAAGGTGGTGCTGTTTCTAATACTAGATCTTGGTTGAGTGGAACACCGGGTTTGACTCAGGAGGAGGCAGACAATATAACTGCCATACGAAAAAGCGAAGCCTGCATTAAAGCAATCGGATCAGCAGAAGGAACAGGAAGACTCGTGGGTACCAGTGTTGGTGCTAGTGCTGCTCCTGCTCTCTCTGGTATTCCCTTTGTTGGTTGGGTTGCTGCTGGTTGGGTAGCAATGTTTGGTGGTAATCAAGGTGCAGATATAGGTGGTAACATGGCAGAGGATCTTAGTAAAGACTGTTAATGAGATATCATTTGTACGATAACAATGAACGTCATCAGGGCACTTTTGAATCAGTTGAAAAACTGAGAAACTTTCTATGTGATAGAAAGTATAATAGTAACTGTGACTTTGATTTGTCTTGTACATTTGATTACATTAAATCTATAAAATGGTATTTTGATATAGAAGAATGAGTAAAGAAAAACCACGCAAGTATGCTAAAGATCGGATGGAATACTTCCGTGAATTCCATTCGGTTGTTGCACCAGTGGTTGTCTTAGATGAATATGATTATGAAAGAAAATATGATGAAGAACCAAGTTTTTGTAAGCACCCTGATGAATAATGCAAGAAGAACTAACACCAACTAATGTAAATCTTGCACTAGATGAATTAAGACCATACATCGAATCAGATGGTGGTTACTTAGAATTTGTAGAGATTGATTATACAGACAATGGCCCTGTGGTGAAGGTTAGATTACATGGTGCTTGTTCTACATGTGCGATGAGTTCTCAGACCATGAAGATGGGTGTAGAAAGACATATTCAAATGATATTTCCAGAAGTTTATGAGGTTGTTCAGATTCTCTGACAATATCTTCAAACCCTAGTAAAAAGGTGTAATATAATACCTTTATGAGATAATTAGTAAGTAGAATATAATTAAAATAATGTCTCACTACACTGTAGGTTATCATGATAACTACAACGGACTACATGAGATCTGTGAGTATGCTGATGATGCATATCATGCTATCAAACAAGCAGAAGAAGATCTGACAGGGTTCAACTCTCCACACAAAGCAGAGTATTGTATCAAGGAGGATTAAGATGAATGGTAGATTAGATAAAGTTGCAATGACAAATAAACTCATGCAACTCAAAAGAGAATTGCATTATAAATGCGAGATTGGAGAGATGGGTGAGTGGGAATGTCAGGGGGCCAACAATTACCTCAACAAAAGTCTTGATATCCTAGATGAGTATTGGCAATAAGTAATTTTACCTATATAATATGTAGAGTTTGAATTAGTAAAATGAAAGATTTACCAGTTAGATCAACTACTATCTTATTCGGGATAGTTTGTATCGCACTACTTACATCTATTAATTATGCATGGGTATGAAAAAATTTAACACAATCATCCTTGATGTAACTATCTACATCTTGGATTTTTTATTATGATGATGGTATGCTGACAAGATTTCTAAAGGGAATTTTAAATGTATAAGTAAGAGTAATACTATACATTAGTCTATGTTATCAACAGCATACCGCCTTCGTTTAGTGGGCATTTGCAAGTCTATTGCAGCAGGTCAAGAAGTAAGTTTGGAAGAAATGATTTGGGCAGAAAAATTATCA